ACTTTGTTAATTGCAACTAAAGTATTAGTATAAGGATTACTTTCCTTTCTAGACATTACAATTCGTTGATTAACGTTGTTACCGAATTGAGTTGACATTGCGCCGGCGTTCCACTCGTTGTTGTTTTTATTTGATTTTAACGACATTTCACATGGAACAGACCCAATTGAATCCCAGCAGAACAATAAATCATAAGGTAAATTACCTTTTTTCTGTTCGTCAAGTAAGTCTAGAATAAAACCAGCTACATCTTCAATTGAATTAATAGTTTCTCTATCTACATAGATAAAATTACCATTGTAATCTACTATTTCTCCTGTTTCTTCATCTACAACTTCATTAACTTCTAGCCCCATCTGAACTGCATGTTCCCAATTCCACTTCATCTCTGTAATGATAAAGACAGGCAGTATCCCTCGTTTTTGAGCGGATACTGCTGCCTCAATCATAGCAGTGGTTTTGCCTGTATCTGAGTGTCCTCTAAGTAATACAATATGACCTTGAGGAATACCAGGTACTGAGGTTATTTCTTGGTAAGCATCAGAAAGTGGAATCCAAGTTTGTTCTTTGAATTTTGCTTTTGAAGATAGTCCTTTTTTATTTTTAAAGCTATCTAAATTAAAACTTGCTTTAATTTCTGAGGAGACTGCCTCCGATAATGATTTTTTCTTTTTTGCCATGTAATTTTATTTAAAACGGTAAACCGTCAGTTTTACCCTCATCATTAAATAAATCATCAAATTGGGCTGATTTTGATTTTTTCACATTTGCAGATGTAGTATCTAATGAATAGTTAGATTTTTTTTCATCACTGTCAAATGCTACTGCAGGTTCAGAAATAATAGAATCTTCATCCTCACCTTCAGGAGTTAACCATTCTTGTAAACCTTGCTTCATCTCATCATAAGTCAAAGGTTTAAATACTTTTTTAGGATCTACTTGCTCATCTAAAAGTTTTTCAATCATATCACTATCTGGAGATAATGGAGATGTTTTCATTGAGGGACCTAATGTAGTTTTATTATAAGGAGTACCTGTAGATTCAGGACCTACCGTATTTAATTTAATATCTCTCCCTTCAGCAATATCTGTAAAATCACCTACTTCTTCATCAGCCGCTAACTGTAAAAATGTTTCATAAACTTCTTTACCAAATTGCCATAATTTAACTCCTTCACTTTCCTCACCACGTACAACCACAGGTGCAAAGATACGAGTTTTAGCATCAAGTTTTTTAGCTAAACGCCAATTTTCCTTATCATTAGTGTTACGAAGTTGTTTAGCAAATTCCATAATTGGATCTTTTTCTCCCCAATTTTGAGGTGATGCCATTACTTTTTTACTACCAATCCCATAATAGAATTTCATTTCAGTAAATGGGTTTTCTTTATTGTACTTAAAAGGTACAACTCTAATTGTTTGTTTACCTACTGAGGGTTTCCAGAACATGTTTTTACCGCCCCCTGAGCTCTGGTTAGATGAGGCTTTTTGCATCTGATTAAGACGCTGTTTGATTACATTCAAATCCATAATATAACTTATTTTTATTTATTAATAACTAAATATATGAACTATAGTTGGGGATACCAAACTATAATTCAATAATTTTAAAAATCTTTGTATTTAATTGCTTTATCTCATTGTGTTGAGTAAGAAGAATACAATTTTTATAGTGTTGCCAGTCTACCCTGTATTTAGAATCTACTATACCACCATTCAACCCTTTAATTAATTCATTTAAAGCATTAATAGTGTATAAGGTATTAGTATCTTTTTTACGATGTACTAAAATTGTATTTTCTGGGATATTATTTACATTGCCCTGTTCCACATTATAGGTAACAACGTATTCATCATTACTTTTAATATGAAGGGCAAACATTTTATTATACATTATACTATACCTAGAAGAAAGATCTTCTATTAAAGAATCTAAATTCTCTAAAGTAGTAAATGTACAAAATAACTTATTATTCAAATCATTAATGTTTAAAGGAGTTTCAAAATCGTATTGTCCCCTATACATATGATTATTCTTCTGTAAAATCGTAGGTACTTCCATAACTTATCTTTGTGGTTAAATTGTAACCTTTAATAATTTCATTAATTTCATTAACTATATTTTTTTCATCCTTACTTAAATCTAATAAAAAAGCATCATAAGTATATAATACTAATTTTGTTTTTTTACTTCTTAGTAATTTTAATATCTCCCATAATATACAAACGTTAGTTGATGTTTCCAAGTTTTGAAGAACATAATTCAATAACTTTTGCGGTTTCATATCTTGTGTGTCTTCTTTCCTAAGTATATACCCCGATTGAGGCATTTTAACCCAACCTTGATATTGAAAAGTATCCCACAAATCATCCGTATATGCTTGTACTTTTTTAAAAAATTCCAGATTCTTATATTGGTCGAAAACTCCCCCATATAATTGTTTAAATGTTAGTTCTTTAGCTTTTTTATAACCCACCCCATACATTTTAGCAAAGGCAGCATGAATATCTCCATCATCAAATTTATAACCAATAAGATTGGCTAATAAAGTAGGATGATAAGCACTAATGTCTAACTCAAGAAGTAAATCATTCCTAGGTATAAAGCATTGTCTTTGTCCATTTTCTTTATTAAGTGCGGCATAATTTACTCCATTAAATGTATTTGAAGGTCGTGTTGTAAGTGTTTTTAAATTATATTGAGTATAAACATAATCCCCATCAATGGGTTGAAAATGTTGCTCATATAATTCTTTATTTATTTTAAGACCATTAGCTTCAATAGCAGAAAAAACAATTGATGAGCGTTGATTAAACCACTGGCAATAATCATCTTTACAATCTATATTAAATACTCCTAAATCACTAAAAATTGCTTCACAATATTCATAGTGTTTTACTACCGGAATAATACGGTTTACATCTGTTTTATCACTATGGTATTTGTAAAAGTGTTTATAAGAGTGTGGTTGTTCTGGTATATACGTATTATGTGTGGGTTGAATGTCGAAAAGAGCTTTTAAGGGTAAGTATTGTAATGTTAGCTTTTTATCTCGTACATATATTTTTTCTATTTTACTTAGTGTTTGTATTACAACGTCTAATTCTAATGGTAAAGTTTCACTATGGTTAATGCATAGCATATATCCTTTATGTGCGTTTAATGGGCGTACATACAGCAATGATATGTCATCAAGGATGGGATGGGTGTTAAAATTATTAGGTATTACCTCTAAAAACACTTCATTAAAACCTTGACAACTAAAATTTTTAAATTGTTCGCTATCTTCTATTAACCAAAACATAGGTTGAATATACAAAGACAGTATCGATAATCCTAACTAGGTTTGTAAAATTGGGAATAATTTTTAAAGTATTTTACTAGACCCTTAAATTTATTTTGTTTTTCATATTGTGAAACTACATCAAAATTAATTTTTGATACTTCACTTGCAGTATCCCCTGTTAAAGTCCAAGTTATTTTAAAGGGTTCATATAAAGAAAATAAATACTCAGAACTAGCATCTTTCAAACCATTAAAAGTATCTTTATTGATTTCAATATAGATGTTTTGGTTTGTTCTTTTACATAGGTATCTTGTAAATGCCCCTAAACTATATTCTTTTTCACTTGGGGATGGTAAAAAATATTGAGGGATGATTTTAATTGTAGGGTTATTTACATCTACTCCTCTAGCTAAATCATAGGCTCTAACTGTTTCGTAATTTGGATTTAAACCCTCAATTGAACCCGTATTTTGTACCCCTAAAATCGATATTGAAATTGTATCTGTTATATCAGGCTTAGTAAATTTAATTAATTCTTCATAAGGAATATCTTGAGGATTTTTTTTAGTATAATATTTTCCTGAAGAGGTTGACCAATAAGAACCTATATAATTTTCATTTGATGAAAGAATAACAAATTCACCACCATTAGTGTATAGATTAGTTTTTATTTGGGATTGTGGAAAATACATATTGTTATTCTATTTCGTATTTTGTTGAATTGTATGTATTAGGAGGAGTATTCAATTTGATTGGGTTACCATTTGCATCAAGTGTATCTACTGATGTTACTGTTAAAGAATCAATTTTAGTTTTCCATCTACTATTATTAATAGTATGGGTTATACCCTTGCAAAGGAATGATAAAGTTCTAGGATATGACGGTGGTAAAATTTCTGTTGTAATATAAAACTTTTCATAAATTCTTAACCCTGAAAAACCATCCATATCTAAATTCATACTAAAAGGAATAAAACCTTGAGTACTAGGGATAGGATTATTTTTTTGGTTTGTTTTATCTGTAGTTGCTATGTATTTATTATAATTAGCATTTTGAGATTGAGCAGTCGATTGAACATCTCCTGTAGGTACTTTTCCTTCTTTATAAAAAGAAGTTAATAGTGCTTGTTTTTTATTTAGGGATGCAACACTTCTTTTCCATAATCTATCAGGGTCATTTTGGGTTTTATTTTTAGATTCTATACCTGCTTTACTTAATTTACTAGGAGTAATACTATCTGTCAACCCAGCATTCCACTTACCAAATGAAGTTGCATTTGCAATATCAGATTTTGTATTTGCTTGTGCTCCTATAGAAATCATAGTAGCAAATTTATTGGATAAAGTTGTAGATATACTTACACTATTAACAAATGAAGCATTTTCCTCATTTGGTTTTACTCCATTAACATTAAATAAAACACGATCATCTTTACCTACTACTGTTTGAGGTGCTACTGCCGGATCTAAAGGAATGTCATCTCTAAATATTATATGGTTAGTATCATGATCATATGTTACTGAAAATTTATTAATACTACCTAATGCTACTTGGATCCCATAAAGTAATTGTTCTAGAAACTTTAATAAAGGAACTGAATTATTTGAGGTTACTTGTTTTAATACTTTACCTATATAATGGAGATTAACAGGAATGCTTAACATATTAGCAACATGATTGCTTTCGGTATCTCTAAAACTACATCCTTTTAATACTTTTTGAAAATATCTAATATTATTATCTTTATTTACAGTAATAACATCATCATCTGTACCTAATTTTCCATCTTTCCCTGGATCTACTTTTGATGTAGGAAATTGAAATGGAATTATACAAACATTTGGGTCTGAGGAAAATTGAGTAGGTTGAGTATACATATAAACTTCAGTACCTATATCTAAATTTAATATATTTTCATTTTTCTTTTCTCCTTCACCTTCTGGGGGGGTTTCTCCTTTAAGTAGTGCTTCTTTTTGGGCTTCATTTAAAGCTCCTCCATTATAAATTAAAAGATTTTCTTTAATAAATTGAAGAAGTCTTCTTAATTCTATATATTGATAAGGAGCATTTTGACTTAATTTTTCTGTAGTGTTTACAACTGTACCACTATTAGCATCTAATACATCTCTTACAACTTTAGGTTGAATCATTATTAAATTAGAAAAATTAGGATCTGGCTCTGGTTTAGATTTATCATACCTATCAAAAGTATTAAGTACTCTTATAGTTTGATTTTCATTTTCACTATTGGTTGGAGTGTTAGAGAATAATGTTTGAAAATTTCTTTTTAAATAGTTATAATTACTATATAGATAACCATTTAATATAGATTTATCTTGATTAGTTATTAGGATGTCTGGACCCGGGTCTTCGGGGGATAAGGTAAATTTTCTTTTTAATGTATTTTTTTTGACTGTAGGTAAGTTTTTATTTGCTTTATAAACTTTAATATCTTCTGAACTACCCGTAAATGTTTTCTTGTCAGCCGATAAAGTTAAAGGGGAATCGGAACTATACCAATATTCTCTATATTTTACTCTATCATTATATGGGACAGTAATAGTAAAACCTCCATATCTATCTTCACCTTGCAAATCATAGGTAGAGGGAGTGGTATTTTTATTTTCCTTTGATACTGTTTTTAATCCCGTTATTTTTTTTTCTGCGGGTTTAGCATCTTGAGTTGATGTAACTCTGTCAATTGTTAAAGATTCAATTATATCTCCTGTAGATATAGCTTTTACTTCTATGTTATATGAACCATCAGGGTTTAAACTCCAAACAAAATTAGTAATTTTCCCATAAAACCCATCATAATTACCTTGAGATCCTTTTACTTCATATCCACTTTGGTCTATAGTAGTTCCATCTCCACTTTCACCATTACCTCTTTCTTTTACAATAGCACTAAGTATTTCACTTTGACCATTTGAAGAATCTTTACCTTCTAAAAAATCATTTAATATTAAAAAAGGACGAGTATTAAATTTAGCTTTAGTATAAATTGGAGCTTCAGGTGTACCTTTAAAATATGTAGTATGACCCCATTCTAAAAGAAGGGTAAAACCAGGACGCATAAATAAAGCATCTAAAATTGCAAATTGTTTTTTATTATAAGCTTTAAGTTTAAATGAAGCTCTTCTTAAAGAACCTCTATTATATGTAGAAATGGTTAAATCTTCAATACCAGGCATTGGAACTAGACCTCGTGAGGATTCATACTCAAACCCATATGCTGAACTATTAATACCTGTTTGTGGGTTAGGACCTGAATAAACTCCTGAATTAGTTTTTTGATTATATGTTTTATTACCATCACCATCAGTATTTTGTTCTAAACCAACGGTGCCATTAAATAAAACATATTCTTGGGCTAATTTCCCACCACCCATACTTTTTCTACCACTTAACTCTTCAGCAGTTTTTTCATCTATCTGAACAGCTGAAATAGCTCTAATCCATGCTGTTTTATTGGTTTGCCAAGATAATATTTCAGGGGTTTGGTTTTTTTTACCTAATAATTGTTGTCTAAGATTTACTTGATTAGCCGCCCATTTTTGAGGATTATTACCTATAATATTTCCCATATTTTAAAACCTATTTATATTTGAATAATTTCTTTGAATTGATGATATATTAATTGGTATTCTTATTTGTGAGCCTACAGGTGGAAAAATTGAAGTTGGTGGGATTGAAGGATTTGCAGATGCTATTATCCACCATAAACTTACATCACCGTAATATTGATTAGCTAGCATATCATATCTATCTCTATCATCAGTTATAACATATATGTCTGAATCTGATAGAGGGATAGTAGGGTAAAAATTAGTACCATAATAACGTTTACCTTCTGGTGTGTTTAGTATTGCTATATCTTGATATCTACTCATTTATTTTTATATATTTGATCTTCCTTCTTTACCTGAAAATATTGAGGCTTCATCTGATAATGCCCATTTACCATTTCTATAAAAATATCTACTATTATTTCTAATAGCAGGCTGTATTAACCCATCTGGGGTTTCTATATCATATCCTATAAATTTAGAACCTTTTTGAGGTACAAAATTATGAATTGGAGTGAATGAAAATCCACTAACTTTGAGAACATGAGGTAATTGTGCTATATTTTCTTCTAAAGGAGTACCATCTAATTTTTTAGCGATTTCCCAACTAGATTGTTCGAACCCCCCAATTGATATTCCTTTAAGAACACCAGGAACATCAGTTAAATAATCACCTACAGTTAAATATATTAAATTACCTCTCATAAAACCTTCATCACTATAATCTGGGGCTGTTAAAGATGCCAAATAATTAAGTTTTTCATATAATGGGAATTGTTCTTGTCTTGATTGGACAGCAACTGTAAAACCCATACTAATTTCTCTACCAAAACCTCCATAAGTTTTAAAACTTTCACCTCTACCAACGTACTTAACATCGCTCCATTGAGCATTAAATGAATCACTAAATGAATCTATAAAAGCTCTAAATGTAATCCAAGTTCTTTCTGAAGGATTATCATTATTTACAACTGATATTCTAAATTTAATAAAATCACTATTTTCAACATCTGTAGATACACCTGTAGTAGAATTATATAGAGGCTTCATAGCCATTCTATCACTAGTTTCCTCTAATTGATTACCTACGTCTGTTTTATTGTAAACAACATTGTAAAGCTCTTTACCATCTTTTTTTCCTCTTTTTCTTCTAACAGGTGAACCAATTGGTTCCCCTAATAAAGTACCTTTAAGTAAATTATTGGTACCAATTGCTACTTTACCTATACCATAAACATCACTTTCTCCAGGTTTAAGTTTAGTTGATGATCTTAAATCTGTAGGACCAAGTGCTAAAGGATTGAAAAAATCTCCAATAGAATCTGGAGATGGATTGAAAAATGCTGGGTAATGACCAATACCTGGTATATTAAGTGCTGATTGAAGAGGTACTGCTAATGGATTCCAAACTTGCATGGGATCAGCAAGCAATCCTTGTACTATTTGTTTAGCATTAAATGAAAGACCAACATTAGTTTTAGTATAAAGTTTAAGTAATCTTTCAGCATCATCTAAAGCAACACCTACTCTTAATAAACCTCCTCTAATTCCAAACTCATTACTAGATGTAAATCCTTGTATTCCCTGATCTTCATCTTCATTTGGGGGAATTATTGGATCTACACCATTAGGAAAAGCAGCAAAAGCCCCCCTGGCATCAGCTGATGATCCATTACCGGGGCGATCATTACCAAACCTTAATGATTTGAGATTAGTTTTTAAGTCTATTAAAGGCATATATTAGCTTTTATCCTGGGAGATTATCTACATACTTTGTAGGGGGAGTTTGTGGGTCCAACTGTGATGTTTGTAAAGAATCTGGGTTTAATGGGATTGTTAAAGTAGGAGCATTTACTCCTTGTTCTGGAGTTGTACCATTTAAACTTAAGGGTGAACCTGTTGTTTGTAATTTGTTAATTAATGAATTTGCCATAATTTTTAATTTTTAATTTATATTGTTTTATTATACATATTATACTATTGCATTCTATAACTACCTGCAGCCATAGCTGTTCCTACTTTTTGACCATCTAATATTACATCTCCTCCACTTTTAACTACTGTTATTAATTCTTTTAAAAGTGTTATTACTTGAGCATTTGAAGAATTATTTGAACTTCCTCCTTCTATTTTTACAGGGACTGATTTACCATCAGGAAGAGGTATAATAGCTTCATTCATACTTCCTTCTCCTACTAATCCCAGGGTTGGTTTAGTAACTATACCACCATCTGCAAATGCTTGAAACCCACCAGGAGCAATACCACCCTTAGCGAAACCAAGAAATTCTGCTATTTTTCCGCCAATCTTTTTAATTTTAGCAGTAATTTTTTGTGGGATGCTACTTATAGTATTAACTATATTATCCTTTATTGAAATAAATTTGTTTTTTATTTTTGTTCCTAAGTTAGATACAGCAGTTCCTATAAATGAAAATGCATTTACATATCTCTCTTTTTGTTTTGAGAAAAAATCTCCGACTACATTACCTACTGAGGAAGACCAACCTGAGATTTTTTCACCTGCTGAGGAAGCCCAACCTGAGATTTTTTCACCTGCTGAGGAAGCCCAACCAGACATTGTTTCACCTGCTGAGGAAGCCCAACCTGAGATTGTTTCACCTGCTGAGGAAGCCCAACCTGAGATTTTTTCACCTGCATTAGTAGCAAAATTTACTATTCCTTGTCTTAATTTAGAGTTTGGATCTGAAAATACTTTAAATCCTTCTGACACTGTACCTACAATACCACCAACAGCAGCCCCTACGGCTGTTCCCACAACTGGTATAACTGAACCAATTGCTGCTCCTACCATAGCACCTCTGGCACCAGAGGCAGCAATTCCTAGTGCTTCATCTCCTGCTCCTCCTTCTTCTATACCCACATACTTACTAAGTGAAGAACCTTTATTAGCATTACCTGTTAAAGCACCTAAAACACCAGCTTCAACATTCCCCATATCTTCTCTAATACCTGCTGCCTTCTTTTCTTCTTTTGTTTTTCCTGCTACTTGACTAACCCCTGTAATAGCGCCCATAGCTATTTCTAATGGAGCAAGTATCTTACCTCCTATAGTTTTTAATAAACCACCTGCAGCACCTGTTGGAATTTTAATTTTTGAAAATATACTTGTAAGGTTAGGCATTTTCATTTTAGAAAAAATTCTAGTAAGATTTGGCATCTTTATATTTTTAAACTTATTTCCAAGATTTTTAAATACTTGTTTAAATATACTACTACGTTTACCGAACATAGCTGCTAAGTTACGCATTGATCTACCAACCATAGAATTTTTACCCCCAAATAAATTACTAAACTTTTTAAATCTACTCATCCATTTAACATTTCTACCTTTCCATATACTATCCATGTTATCTGTAAGGTTATCTGTGATATCATCCATACCACTACCATCTACTTTAACAAACATAGGATTGGAAGGTTCACCTAATTCAACACCTGCGGCTTTGGCTAATTTTTGTGATGTGCTTACTTTTGAAGAAAATAAACCTGGGATTTTTTTTATACCTTCTATTAGAGATTTATCAAGTCCTGTTACTTTAAGTAACATAGCACCTCCAGCTGCTCCCGCTAGTAATTTTTTTAACCATGGATATTTTGAATCAGTATCTGATAAAAATGTACTTATAGTTGTTACTAACTCCTTCATTTTATCTAAAGCATTTTTAACATATTCTGGGAGTTTTTTTAAGAATTCTTTACCTTCTTTACTTTCTAAAAACTTTGTCATAGGTTCTAGAATATTTTCTCCTAAAAACTGATTCACAATCTTCTGAATTTCAGTAAAAGTATCTTGAAGTCGATGTACTATACCACTTAATTTGTTATAAACTGGGATACTTGCTTCGGCTGCTGCTCTTGCTCTGTTTTCTGCTGCTTCTCTTAATGATACAGCTGATGTCATAGCTTTGATACCATCTTCTTGGTTTTTAACTAAATCATCACCCTCAGCTTTCATGTCTTGTTGACCGCTTAACATATTGGCCATTTCATCAACACCCATACCTGCCGCTTCAGCTAAGGCTTGTTGAGCTATAACGTTCAAATTCATGAAATCCGCGGCGCTTCCTACCTGTTCTGCTATTGCTTTAGCGGCCCCAACATTATCACCTTTTAAAGCTAAAGCTCTAGCTTCTTCTAAGTTTAAATCTCTGCCAATTAATAATTCAGCTTCCATCTCTTTAGCGATAGAATCTTCAAAATTTAAGAGAGATGATGCCATATCTCTTGCTTGCTTCATGTTTAAACCTAATGCTTTAGATTGAGCTACTGCTTTTACTAATGCTGGTCCCTGACCTGCAAATTGTAATTTAACATATGCTGATTGATTTGCCGTTTCATCTAACAAATCTCTTTGGGTCATTGCAAGCTTATTATTTTTAATAGCTGCACCTGCTGTTTTTGCCATTTCAGATACTAAAGTACCTGCATCTTCTCCACTTTTTTTAGCGAATTTTTGGAATTTTGCTAATGATTCAGCTGACATTCCTGCCATAGTATTTAATTTAACAAATACTTTTAATGTGTTACCACTAAGCTTTTCAGTAGAACCCATTGCTTTATAAATTCCTTCAATAGATGATTTAGAGGCTGCTGTTGTAGGACCCATACCAGCAACAGATCCTGCTAATTTAGAGGCTGCTTTTTGAGATATGCCTAGAGATCTAGCCATATTTACATTCTCATCACTAATCCTCATTGCAGCTTCTTCACCTTTCTTATAGGCATTCGCAAAGAAATTAAATGCTGATTTAAATCCTTTTATAAGCATTCCTGCTAAAACCAGAGGGTCTGTAAGGTTACGAATTATTGCCTTACCTACTACTTTAAAAGCAGAACCCATGGTTTTAATTTTAGTTATAAGACCACCTGCTTTTTTACCACCATCCGTTAATCTTTCTGCTGTTGATTTAGCGGCTAAGTTAGCATCTTCAAATACTTCCCCCATATTAGACATTCCTATCTTATCAAGGAAACCACTTATGCCTTTCATAGCTGCACCCGTAAGTCCCGTAGCTCTTTCTACATTTCTAGTTTGTTTTTCTTGAGTTTTAAGAGTATCTATTTGTTGTTGGATTAAACCATCATTTTCCTTTAAAGCTCCCTGAATTTCTACTAGGGCTGATGCTTCCTCATTTATAATTTTTATTTTCTTTTCTTGTTCTTTAATTTGGTCATTTAACTCCTTCTTTATATTTTTATAATCTTTTTCACTTTTTTGAAGTAATGCTAATTCATATTTTTTAGCTTCTATAAGTTGATTTGCACTTTCTATTAAGCTATCAGAAGATGCTTTATCTCTTCCTTTAGCTTCTAATTGTTTTTTCTGGAATATAAGATTTTGTTCTTCAATTTTGGTTTTGGTTATTAAAGATCCAATTTGTCTTGAAGATAATTCATTAAGACCCTTTTGAGACATTGATAGTTTATCAGCAATACCCGATAGTTTATTAAAACTTTTTACGGATACTCCTGTTAAATTATCTACCTTTTTTAGTTCTCCAACTATAGAACCCCAACTTTCTCTAATACCTTCTACACTACTTTGTAAATCATTAAGATTTCCATTAGCAGTGTCTAATAATTCATTTACTACACCTAAATTTTCAACGGTCCCATCAAGATCCAAGATTTTGTCTTGACCTAATTTATCTTTTTTTCTATTAAGTTCATCAAGAAGCTTATTAAACTTCTTTAACTCTTCTCCATCTAATTTAGCCATTGAAATATTATGTTATATGTTATAAATATGAAAAGGCATCATTTTTTTGATGCCTTTGTCACATAACCTTGAGTAGTAGGTTCTTTTTTAGACGCTACAGCCCCTGCTGCTTTCATATTTGCTATAGATTCTTCTACTGATGATTTAGAATTTTCTTCATTTTGTTCTTTATAGAATTTGCTTATAGAGCTATATGTAAAATTTCTAAGCCATATAGGCATATTGTATATGGTATGAAAGTCATATCCTCCTTTACCATGGAATACTATATCATGAATAGTTCTAAATAAATTATTTCTATAAACAGATGCTTGTTTAGGCGTCAGGGAAAAAAAAGTTAATACCGATAGGTACCTCCACTTCCTCTTCTTCGCCATTAACAGTTAATGTTGTTTTTAAACTAATATCAGGTTGTATATCTTTAATATATTCCCTAAGTGCCCGAGAGTCTCGGGCTAACAGATAATTATCTACAAAATCCCGAATGGTTTTAGGAGAATCATCACCTTCAACTGATGTAATCAAATGTTTCATTCTAGTAGATAAATCTGCTGAATTTAATTTGTTTATTTTTTTAAGACCTTTAAGTTCAGTTTCAATTTTTTTCTCTAAATGACCATCCATAATTCTGAAAGTAATATTAGTTCCAGTATGGGGTAAAACATATTCAAAGTTATTTTGACCTCTAGTAAATAGACTCTCATCGATTTCTTTGTTTTCTAATTCAGATAAATCAACTACATGGTCTTCACCTTGATAAGTAAATTCATAATCTTTACCATATCCTAAAATACGAGAAGCAATCATTATAGCGTTTTTATCTCCTATTAAAAGATCATTATAGTTCACTTTAGTAAGAATAAGAGATTGAAGTAATTTATCTAATACTGTACCATTATTAATAAAATTTTGGTTAGTTAAGATATCTTCTTCTTTAGCTGTCATATACTTCATCTCAATCTTACCACTAGATAAAGCATGGCCTTCAGGATAAAGTAAACCTTTAGAAGGTAATTCAATAGTTTCTGTAGGAAACTTATATTGAGGTTGTTGAGGTTGTGGAGCAACTGGGGGTGTTGTTACTTGCGGTGCTCCAGATGTTGTTGGGTTTTCCATAAATTTTTATTTGTTATAACTTAATTGTTCATGTATAAATATGAATATAAAAAAGGAACTTGACGTAGCCAAGTTCCCTTTAAAAATAATTGCAAAATTATATTAGTAATTTAATACACAGTAATCCATACCAATAGTAACTGTTAAGTTTTGAGCTGCTGCTTCATTATCCCAGTTATATTCTCCGAATTCTGCGGCTTTGACAAAAGCACCTTTAATAATCCATTCAGAAACAATATCACCTACAGGACCTAAAACATCAATAGTTAAATCTTTTTTATAGAAATCAGAATAACCATTTCTACCTGTTACAGATTCATGATGTAGACGAACCCATTCCATTACGGCTTGTGCTCCTGAAGGAGTGATTGGATCAAACATAGTCATTGTCAAATCATTCCATTTTAATTTACCCTTAATTTTTCTATATGTGTTAATATGATTAAGGACTATTTCTTCTTGCGAGAATCCGACGGATGAAATACCTTTAATTGTATACGATGGAATACCGTCAACATACATGATAAATCGATTTTGTACTTTAGGTTCGAACGCTGTGAAAAATATTTCGTTTGGATCTATTACTGCCATTTTGCTTTATATTATATTGTTATTTTGTTATAAATATTAAATTTTTCTTTCTTTATGCTGGGAAAGTTGCTCCAGTTGGTAAAACATTGAAATCTAAGTAAATAAATTCAGCTGTTTTAGTTGGTTGTAAATAAATTTGACCAATTAACTCATTTCTATCAATTACATCTGCTGTATTATTACTATCATCCATAATTACTTTAAAAGCATACAAACCTTGTCTTTGTTGTACTGATTCTAAGTATGGATTTACTTGACTTAAGAATGCATTTCTTGTAGCTATTGTATTTTGTTCAAATACTAAATTATCTGCTACTTGAGAAATATAAGATTTAAGTTGAATTAATAATCTTCTAACATTTACACGATCTAAAGCACTTGCTTTAGTTTGTAATGTTTTCTGACCAAATACTACTGTACCAGATCCTGGGAATGAAGCAATTGGATTTACTTTACCTTGATATAAAGTATCTCTATTTGCTTGTGAGAATTTTCTTTCTGGTCTAACTACTGTAGCTAATCCACCTCTATTTAAACCTGCAGGTGCAAACCATGCTTCTCCTACTCTATCATTGTAAGCATAAACTCCTGGAATCATTGTTGAAGCTGGAACCCATACTAATTCTCCTGTTTCTGGACTTGTTGTTTGTAGCCAAGGAGCATAAACTGCCGCATAACTTGAATTATATGCTGAAGCTTCTGCTGTCATAGCGTTAATTGTAGCTCCATAAGTTGAAGCATCTACAATTGCAATTGCATCTCCTCTTTCTTGTACCATATTAATTAATTTGGTAGTTGTTGAAGGTGCAGTTTCAATCATAATACCCGGTACTGTGATTGAGTTAAATAGATATTCATCTTGATTTGATAATAAATCAATTGAAGTTGTATAATTAGTATTATTTAAACCTTGAATATTCGCAGCAGTAGTAATTTGTTCATTAAATGCAGCTCCTGCAGTATTAAAATACACCTGACCTGTTGCGTTTTCAAATGATCCACTAGCTATTGCTGGTAAAGATGCTGTATATTCAGATTTAAAATCTCCATTATTATCAAAATATTGAGGAGTTTTTGCGTTTACAGCTGAAACATATACATATCTTGATCTATTTGGGAAAGTACCATTATCTTGAACGTATGGTGTTGTATCACTAGTATTAATAGTTTTATAACTATCACCTATTACTTTTGAAATATAATTTGGTGCTGTTGGGTCTAATGATAAATTAGCATAAGATTCTAATACTGTTTTTTCTGAAGTATTATCATCTCCTCTTCTAATCAATAATGAGAAAGTACCTGAAGAAGTACTAAATCCTGCTACTTCCCATCTTAAGTTATCAGATGATCCTGAAACTAAAGCTCCATCTACTTCTGAACCTGAATTGTTCATAATTTCACCTTCACCAAATGTTTTCAAAGTAAAAGAAGTTGGTACTGCTACTCCACTACCTGAAATATTTGTTGATGTTGCACTTGTAAATGATCCAGATACAACTCTAGTTACTAATAGTGTAGTTCCACCATTATTAAAGTAATTATAAGCTGAATTTGAAGTTAAAAATTCTTGTTGTAAACTTGCACTCAAGAAAGTAGTACCAAATGCTTGGGTATATTCACTATATGAGGTTACTAAAGTTGGTATTCCAACAGGTCCTTTAACTGTTGGGCCTATAATAGCCGCACCGGCTTGAATTGGTTGAGCGGTTACAGCCGAGAGGTCATTTTCTCTAGCTAATACACCTGGTGATAATAATGTTTCTGCCATTTTGTTGTAGATTAAAAATATGTTTTGTTATAAATATTATATTTTTTTTTAAAAATTAAAGAAATATAATGTTTTTTATTCATTTTATTCTACAATACATATGATATAAATGATTAAAAATGTAGTATATTTTGAATTGATTTTAAAACTTGACTAGGTTTAATAGATTTAGTACACTCAAATTGTCTTGAGGTATCTTTATGATCAGGACACCATTCCCAATCCCCAGGATTTAACCATTCTCTATTAAAACATCCTGTACAATTACCTTCAGGGGTTGAAACTCTTTCACAGTCTTCAAATTCAGTATAAGATTCACTAAATCCTGAAATCATCACTACTGGGGTGTTGATAGCCCAGGCTAGCCAAGATAAACCACTACCTACTCCTATAAAAGCTTCAGCATGTTTTATTTGATTCATTCTTTTTTCAATTGGGTAATTTCCGGTTTCATCTATTACATTTAATAAAGTTCCTCCTAATTTTGAATCATGCCATTCATCATTTAAAGGTTCATGAGTAATCATCATTACCTTATATCCTTTTTCATTTAAAATATCAATTATTTTTTGCCATCCCCCAGGATAATTCCAATACTTAGCATGTGCTGAGGCATGGGGGGCAATTACAACATATTTTTCTTTTATAGGGCGACCTGTATTTAAAAAATTAATTCGAGGTTTTACTTCTTTATAATCTAAATTTAAAATTTTAGTTGCAGTTGCTTGTAATGGTAAAGGTTTAAAATCACAAGGAATTCTTTGTTCATTAAATACCCTATTATCTCCCTCACCATTATAAAACCATCCTATACCATACATAGCATATAAATCAGGAACTGAATCTCCAGGATTTACAAATTCTAATTCGGGATATAAATCTTCAAACCATTCATTTTTAAATGTAGAAACAATTACATTACATTTATGTTGTTTTTTAAATTCTTCAACATAAGGAAACCATGCTAATGTATCACCAATAGCATCTGAATCTAAATGGATATATATTCTTTTACCTTCAGGATTATAAGTATGTTCAAATACTAATTCGTT